GCTCCCCTCCGGGGAACAAGGCGACGAACAAGTGGATCGCCGACACGGTCGACGAGATCATCGACTCCCCGCTCCAGGTCGTCGACGGCCGCCCTTCGTGGGCGGACTACGGCGGCCAGCAGCTTCCCACCTACGAACTCACCGCCCGCATAGGGCACCACAACACCTAAGGAGACCCCCGTGGCCACGACCACATTCCTCGCCAACGCCACCGTCAACATGACCGTCGGCCTCACGTCCTACGACCTGTCCGACCAGGTGACGAACGCCACCATCACCGTCGGTAATGAGGCACTCGACAGCACCGCAATGGGAGATACCGGGAGGCGCATGGTGGCTGGGCTCCAGTCCGTCGAGGTCTCGCTCGAGATGTTCCTCTCCTACGGTTCGTCCGAGGTCGAGGCCGCGCTCGCCGACGCCGTCGGCAAGCAGGTCACCCTCGTCATCTCGCCCAGCGGCACGACCGAGTCCGCCTCGAACCCGGAGTACACCATCACGAACACCTACCTCGAGAACTTCACGCCGATCGCCTCGGCGGTTGGGGAGCTCTCGAAGGTGACCGCCACGTTCCAGGGCGGATCCTGGGCCCGCGACATCGTCACTCCCTGACCTAACTAAAGAAAGGGGCTCCGCCCATGAAAATCACCCTCCGAGTCACCCCCACCGAGGGGGAGCCCTACCAGGTGACGACGACCATGCGCGTCATCATCGACTGGGAGCGCAAGTACAAGAAGAGTATCAACGTGCTCGCCGAGGGGCGCTACACCCTCGAGGACATCGTCTTCTTCGCGTACCAAGCGGCCAAGGTCTCCGGCATCCCGGTCCCGATGTCGCTCGACGGCTTCATCGAGAAGCTCGACACGGTCGACGTGGTGGAGGTCGAGGACGGAAACCCTACGACCGGGGGCAGTACGGCCGGCGCCTAGCAGAAGTGCTAGTCGCGACCGGTTTCTGGCCTCCGGACATCCCCTTCGAGCACAAGGACCTCGTCACGGTCCTCCGAGTATTGGAAGAAGCCCAGAAGTGATCGACTCCCGAATCGAGATCTACGGCCTCAAGGAGGCGCTCTACGAGCTGTCTCTGATTGACAAGAAGGCCCGCTGGGCCGCCGTGAACTCGCTCAAGGCCGCCTCCTCGAAGCTCGTCTCGATGGCCGTCGACACCTTCCCCCAGGACAACGAGGTCAAGCAGGAGCTCTCCGGCGCTGTCCACCGGGGCCGTACCGGCTACTCCCAGTCCAAGGCCGCTCGGGGCGTCAAGGTCAAGGTCGGCGCGAAGCGGACCTCGAAGGGAGAGCCCGTCATCACCCTCGTCCAGCAGGACCCCGGCGCCGCCATCTTCTCGGTCGCCGGCATCCGTGGGGGCGCGAAGGGCAAGCCTCTCGGGCCCGACCGGCTCGGCCGGAAGCGTCAATCCTCCCAGTCGAAGGCCTACATCCGGAAGCTCGAGCAGGGCTTCCCGCTTCAGAACTACACCCAGCGCGGCATGTGGCGCGCCTATCGGCCTATTCTCAAAGAGGCCGAAGGAGAGCTGATGGAAGCCATCCGTAAGGTGGCCGCGAAAGTGAACCGAAAGATCGTGACCTCGTAATGGCCATCTACCTCCCCATCATCTCCCAGTTCTCGGACAAGGGGATCGCCAAGGCGAAGCGCGAGTTCAAGAGCCTCGAGGGCGCCGCCGCGAAGACCAAGTTCGTCCTCCGGCAAGCGTTCGCAAGCTCCACCGCCGCCCTCGGAGGGCTCGGCTTCGCCGCCATGTCCGCCACCAAGGCCGCCGTCGAGGACGCCAAGGCTCAGGCCGAGCTCGCCCGCCAGCTGGCCGCCACGACCGGCGCCACCACCGACCAGATCGCCGCCGTCGAGGACTGGATCTCCACCCAGGGCAAGGTTCTCGGCATCGCCGACGACGAGCTCCGGCCCGCCTACGGCAAGCTCTCCCGCGTCCTAAAGGACCAGACCAAGATCCAGGAGGTCCTGTCCCTCGCGATGGACGCTTCCGCCGCCTCCGGCAAGGACCTGTCCACCGTGACCGACGTCTTCGCCAAGGCCCTCGGCGGCAACATCAAGGCCCTCTCGCGGACGTTCCCCCAGTACAAGAAGCTCATCGACTCCGGGGCCTCCATCGAGGAGGTTTTCAAGGCCATCGCCGACCAGGTCGGCGGCGCTGCCACGACCGCCGCGAACACCTCGGCCGGGAAGTTCCAGCGCCTCCAGCTCCGCATGGACGAGCTCAAGGAGTCCATCGGCGCCCAGCTTCTTCCCATCATCGAGAAGTTCATCCCCTACCTCGAGAAGATGGCCGCCTGGGCGGAGAAGAACCAGGGCGTCGTCCTCGCGGTCGCCGCGGCCATCGGAGTCCTCGCGGCGGGCATTGTCGCGGCCAACATCGCCATCACGCTCTCCAACCCGTTCACGGCCATCGCGGTCGGCATCGCGGCGCTAGTCACGGGCCTCGTCGTGGCTTACAACAAGTTCGAGTGGTTCCGGAAGGGCGTCGACTGGATTCTCGGGATGGTCCGGCGCTACTTCGAGCTCGTGGTGAACGCCTGGATCACGGTCATCAACACGATCATCCGGGGTTACAACCGAATCCCAGGGCTCGGGGACATCGAGCTCCTCCAGCGCGTCGACTTCACGCCGGACACCCGAGCCCAGGCCTCGGCAGCGAACTTCCGCCGAGCCGAATCCGCTACCACCAACGTCGTCGTCAACGTGAACGGCGGAGATCCCCGCCAGGTCGTCGACGCGGTCCGCCGCTACACCTACCAGAACGGCCGAGCGCCGATCACCGTCCGCTAATGGCCGACGAGTACGTCCTCGATACTGGGCAGAGCCTCGCCCGGTGGAACCTTCTTCGGAACGGGTCCTTTGAGGAGGATACGGCCGGCTGGACGGCCACCACGGTCACGCTCGCCAGGACAACGTCTTCGGCGTACACGGGTACGGCGTCCGGCGAAGTGACCGCGACCGGCACGTCCGCCTTCGCCCGCATCGTTTACCAGGTCGACTTTGAGGTTGGCTCCCCGTTCCGCGCGTCGTGCTGGGTGAAGAACACCAGCGGAGCCACTCGTAACCACCGCATCGGCGTACAGTTCACCGGCGCCTCGACCATCTTCGGAGCTGACACCTCTGTCACGGCCGGGGGCGACTGGACCTACCTCGAGGTCACCGGCACCATCCCCGCCACAGCGACCGCCGCCGATGTCCGCGTTGACATCCAAAACTCCGGCGGCGCCATCGGTAACAAGACCCTCGTCGATGGGGTCATGTTCGAGATGCCCTCCCCCGGCTTCACGGCCATCCCAGCCGACACGTTCTACTTCGGCGTCGGCGACCTCACCAAGGTCCCCAACACGGTCTCCAATGCCCGCCTCAAGGACTCCGGCATCGAGTGGGTCATCCTCGCCTACGAGAAGTTCACCTCCGCCGTCCAGCTTCAGACCGCCCAAGTGTTCCTCGGCCGGCGAGACGACATCTCGGCGTCGGCGGCGTCGTCGGGCTCGTTCGGCGCCTGGTATCCGACCGGCTTCTCGAGCCCCGACACCAACCTCGCCCCAGGGAACGCCGTCCGCCTTCGTAGGGTCGGCAAAACCGCGCCCCTCTGGCAGGGACGCATCCGCGACGTCCGCGTCGCTTGGAATCTTCCGTGGGATGGGACGACCGGCAACGGCGACCAGCTCACCATCGAAGCCGAGGGCTACCTGGGCGGCTTCGGACGGTCCGCCACCGAAGGCGTCGCGGACTTCCCGGTCGGCTTCGTTTTCGAGTATCTGCTGGACTTTCTCAACTTCGCCGAGTGGGTCGCCCCAGTTGGCTACGACCCGACCCTCGCCGACTCGACCGGGCAGGTCACTAGCGACGCGGAGCTCGTCGACGTGATTGCCACGACCTTCTCGGCCTCCATCCAGGACGGCAACCCGACGGTCCGGGTCACCTCCGGCAACTACTACGCCGACACGACCGCCGTCTTCTCCGACGTTGCGAACGACGCCACCCACCGCGTATTCGAGGAGATCGAGTACTCCTCCCTCGCCGACGACTACCTCCGCCGCATCCAGGTCGACTCCCCGAACGCCTCCGCGTTCTCCGAAGCGGTCAACGCCTACGGCCGGGACGCCACCTTCACGACGCTCTCCTACAACGACGACGCCGCCATCGGTCTCGTCGACGACCTCATCGACCGCTACGGCGAGGCCGCGTTCCGGGTCACTTCGGTCGCCTGCCGAGCCGAAGCCCAGCACACAATGAACCTCGACGGCCTCGACTCGACGGACCCTTGGAACGAGCTCATCGGCAAGAGGACCGAGGTGACCTTCCGGGGGACCAACATCAAGGTCCGAATCCAGGGGGTCGAGTTCGTCGCCTCGCCCGAGACGGCGCTCTATCGTTACTTCTTTTCCGCCGAGAATCCGGTGGAGTATCTCATCCTCGACTCCTCTGACTATGGGGTCCTCGACACAAATAGGCTCGGTTGGTAATGGCAACTCCCCCCGTATTCACCCCCGGCGCGGTCTTCACCGCCGCCCAGATGAACAAGGTCGGCCTCTGGCAGATCACTACCGTCACCGGAGGCAACGGCGCCGGCTCGCTTCCCGTCTCCGACGTCTTCTCGGCCGACTTCACCGACTACCAGATCGTCGTCTCCGGCGGCACAATCGCGGCCGCCCAGAACCTCCGCATGAGGCTCGGCGCCGCGGCGACCGGCTACTACGCCGGCTACATCACCAACCGCTACGACACCGGAGCGCTCCTCGGCGGCGGCGACAACAACGCCACCTACTGGACCATCATCGGACACCAGACCGCGACCAACGGCGCCGACGCCAACATCCACCTGACCAACCCCTTCGAGACCGTGCGGACCGGCATGAGCTGTGTCCACGCCCAGTTCTCCACCGCGGCCGGCGCCGGGACCAACTTCGGGTCCGGGTTCCTCAACAACTCCACGAGCTACACCGGGTTCACCCTGTACACGACCTCGAGCAACTGGACCGCGGACATCACCGTCACCGTCTACGGCTATAACGCCGGCTAACCAAGGAAAGAAGCATGAAAGTGACCAACCCCCCCAAAGCCTGGATCATCCTCGCCGGCCTCGCCGCCGTGACCGTCCTCATGGCGCTCGGCCGCGTCACCTCCGAGGCGGGCCTTCCCGTCATCACGGCCTTCGTCGGCTACGCCGTCGGCAACGGCATCGCCGCCCGCCGCGGCGAGACCGTCGAGCCCATCTTCGGCGCCGAATGACCGAGCCCGTCAAGGCCCCCCGCCTCGACAACACGCTCCGGCTCTACGGCAACGGCAAGCTCCCCGCCTCCCTCCTCAAGCCCATCCACGCCGGAGGCCGCCTCTACGGCCCCGCCGCCTGGTGGTTCAACGTCATGTACGAGGCCGCCAAGAAGGACGGAATCGTGCTCAAGAGCGTCTCAGCCGGGTACAGGTCCTACGAGGCCCAGGAACGTCTCTTCCTCGACCGCTACTCCAAGCTCCCCACCCTTCGCCGGCCGAAGGTAACCCGGATTTGGCAGGGCCGGACGTGGTGGCTCAAGCGCGGCAAGAGCCCCTCGGCGACCCCTGGCAAATCGAACCACGGCTGGGGCCTCGCCCAGGACCTCGAGGTCCCCGCAAAGACCTACCGCTGGCTCTGTGCCAACGCCCCGCGCTTCGGCTTCTACATGGAGGCCCCACGGTCCTCGCCCAACTTCGAAGCGTGGCATTGGGTCTATTGCGACCTCAAGTAGGCGATCCAAGCCCTACGGCTAGGTAATCATCTACCTAAGCGAAAGGGGAGCCCGTGGGACTCATGGACGACATCGAAGCCGAGAAGGCACAAGCCAAGAAGGGGCCGGACTGTGCCTTCGTGGGCATCTACAAGGCCCTCCAGAAGCCCGACGCCGACGACCTCCGAGACGCCCTAGCGCGCCCCGAGATCTCGTCCACGGTCATCTCCCGCGTCCTCGGGAAGCAGGGCCACCGGGTCCAGAGCCAGACCGTCGGCCGCCACCGTCGAGGGGAGTGCTCCTGTGAGCGCATTTAGCGAGACCCAGCAGATCGAGGACCTCCGGCGCGCCCTCGAGAACACCCAGCGCCAACTCGCCAAGGCCCGCGCCAAGACTGACGAGCTCGTCGCCGCGACCATCCAAGCCGCCTACGACGCCCAGCTCTCCCTCGGCGGCGTGAAGCTGCCACCCAGGCGCCCCGCCTCAAAGAAGAAGGGCGGCGAGGTTGCCCTCTGGCATCTCACGGACTGGCAGGGCGGCAAGAGGACCACCACCTACGACTCGGAGGTCATGCGGGACCGCGTCCTCCGGTTTTGTGACAAGGCCGCCGCCATCACCGAGATCCAGCGCGCCGACCATCCCGTTGACGAGCTCGTCATCATGTTCGGGGGGGACATGGTTGAGGGTTTGTTCAACTTCCCGACCCAGTCCTGGGAGGTCGACTCCAGCCTCTTTGGCCAGTACGTCAAGGTCTCCCGGCTCCTCGTCGAGGTCGTCCAGTTCGCCCTCCACGAGTACTCGAAGGTCCGCGTCGTCGGCGAGTGGGGGAACCACGGCCGCATCGGCTCGATCCGCGACAACGTCCCGAGGGCCGACAACGTCGACCGGATGTGTTATGAGCTCGCCCGCCAGCTCCTTGCCGACGATCCCCGCGTCGAGTGGGAGGACTCGGCAGAGGACATCCAGTACGTCCAGATCGGCGAGTACGCCTGCCTCCTCATCCACGGCGACGAGGTAGGCCGCGGCGGCACGACCAGCGCCAACACCCTCGTCAACTGGTCGAACCGGCAGGCCTCCGGCGCGTACCCTCTGCCCTTCCGCGACGTCTTCATCGGCCACTACCACACCCACAACGAGTGGGCGATGGCTAACGGCAAGGGCGCCGTCTACCAGACCGGCTCCACCGAGTCCGACAACCGCTACGCCAACGTCATGCTCGCCGCCTCGGCCATCCCATCCCAGAGGCTCCACTTCGTCGACCCGGTCCGCGGCCGGACGACCGCCCAGTACAAGGTCTTCGTCCATGAGTGACGCCGCCTACTTCGCCGCCATGGGCGCCCTCGTGGCGCTCCTCGTATGGCTCGGGATTGACTAGTGGAGCGCGTCGAGGTCATCTGGGCCGACGCCCACGCCGGCGACAACGAGACATGGATCGCGCTGGAGGACATCCAGGGCGACGGCGACGAGTACCTGGTGGTCTCGGTCGGCTGGCTCATCGTGGGCTCCAAGGCCAAGCACGTCACCATCGCCCAGAGCCGGACCCCGGACGACCAGGTGGACCACATCCTCCACATCCCCGAGGGAATGATTCGGAAGATGACCGTGCTACACGCGCTCAATACTGAACTATCGTGAGGACCGCTGGGGGGATCTGTCCCCCCTTTCCGGGTCCCCCCAGCACCCCCCCGGCTTCTGCTATGGTGAGGTCCAGCCGGCGAGGGAGCCGGCGAGAAAGGGAACCATGACACCATCCGAAGTGATACGCCAGCTCGAGGCGCTCGACCTCGACCTCGGCTTCCGCGACGTCGACCTCGCAAGGGTCCACGCCATCCGCCAGGCGATTGCCATGCTCGAGGAGCGCCAGCGTTACGACTGGCTCTCCGCCGACAAGGCCCGCGCCGAGGTCAAGGACATTGCGCTCCGGCTCGACGCCCTCGGCAAGCTCCTCGGCAACTTCTCGGAGACGCTCGACCGCATCGCGGCCAGCACCCCGAAGGGCTACCAGCGGGACGCCGTCGAGCAGGTCCGAGGGTCTCTCGCCGACGCTTTCGATTCCATCCTCCATCCGTCCTTCTACAGAAAGATGAACTCATGAGCCTCGAGAACTACGAGACGCTGAAGGCTTACGCCTTGGACCTTGCCCAGCGGGCTAAGGCGCTAGAGGAATGGAAAAAGCGCCACCCGGACTGGGATACCCCTGAGTTCCGAGACGATGAACGAACATGGACGATTTATGGCGAGAAGTCTTGGGGGACGACTTTTCATCCGAACGACCCACGGCCGCGAACCTCTGACGTACTGACCGCCGAACGGTTCGGCGGGATGCTTGTCATGCTTGTCGAGCTTTACGAAAGGATGAACCCATGAGCCTCGAGAACTACGAGCCCGTATCAGTCCGCCTCGACCGCTGGCTCAAGCAGTCCGCCGAAGCCGGACGCCAGCCCCGCGTCGTCACCCACCTCGAGCATTACCTCGCCGACCACGCCGTCGTCCGAGCAGAGCTCTACCTCGACGACGTCCTCGTCGCCACCGGCCTCGCCGAAGAGGTCCGCGGCTCGTCCCACATCACCAAGGGCTCCCACGTCGAAGTGTGCGAGACGTCGGCCGTCGGCCGCGCCCTCGCCAACGCCGGCCTCGCCGGCTCCGACCCGACCAAACGGCCCACCCGCGAGGAGATGACCAAGGCCCAGGGATACGCCCCCCAGGGAGGCTCCCAGCGCCCCCAGGCAGGCCCTGGCGACGCTTCGCCGGCACAGCTCGGCAAGATCCGCGCCCTGTCGAACAGCCTCGGCAAGCTCCCCCCGGCACAGCTCGACCGCCTCTCCAAGCGGGAGGCCTCGGACCTCATTGAGAAGCTCATCGCCGAGAGCCAGCAGGCCGCGCCCGAGGAGGACCCCTTCTAATGAACCTTTGGGAAGAAGCCATCATCATCGCGCTCATGGCGCTCCCGATCGCCTACGCCTACGACCGATGGCAGGAGATCCGCGCGGAGCGCAACAAACGCATCATCACGTTCCTCGAGGAGCTCGAAGACTGGGAGGACCTCGATGACTGAAAACATGCTCTCCGACCGCCCCATGACGAGCCACCCCGGCTCCGAGGTGCTCCTCGAGGCCTACCACCTCATCAACGGACCACGGCAGGCCCACTACGGCCACCCCGCGGACGACTACAAGAGGGTCACCGACATCTTCAAGGCCATCACCGGCCACGCTCTGACACCCCGCGAGGGAGTGCTCTTCATGGTCGCCGTCAAGCTCGCCCGCATCGGCACCAACCTCGAAATCGGACAGTTCCACGAGGACTCCGTCGTCGACGCCGCCGGCTACCTCGGTTGCTTCTCGATGATCCATGCGAGGCCCGTATGAGCCGCCCCGCCTACCAGTTCCCGATCCAGCGCCTCATCGAGAAGATGGGCGACACCGACGACAGGACCTCCGCGGACGTGCTGGGCGTGAGCCTCCATACGTTCCGACGCTGGAAGTACATGGGCAACACGACCTTGTGCGCGTGGCAGGCCGACCGCTACGCCTGTCGCATCGGTCTCCACCCCTCGAGTGTGTGGGGCCGTCAATGGTGGGAGGCCTGAGATGCCACCGATGAAGTCCGCCCCCGAGGCCATCTTCCAGGACCAGGTCGTCCGCATGGCTCGAGGCCAAGGCTGGCTTGTGTTCCACCCGGCGCCCTTCCAGGTCCGCCCCGGAGTATGGCGATCCGACGGCAAGGGCTTCCCCGACCTCGTGCTCATCCACCCGGGAGGCCGCGGCGTCGTCTTCGCGGAGCTCAAGGCCGAGGGCGGGAAGCTCTCCGACGACCAGATTGCGTGGGGCGAGGCCATCGTCAAGAGCGGCGGCGAGTACTACGTCTGGCGCCCCCAGGATCTCCAGGCGATCGCCGACCGGCTCGTCAAGGAGTACCGCGCCTACTGGCTGGCCACGTTCGCCGGCCCGGACGACGAATAGAGCGGCCATGAAGCTCGAGCCCTATTACCAGGACGACTCGATCACTATCTACCAAGGCGACTCCCTCCAGATCATCCCAGAGCTAGGAGAGATAGGAGCAGTGGTGACTGATCCGCCTTACTCATCCGGCGGGGCGTTTAGAAGCGACAGAACGAAGAGCACCGTGGATAAATATGTGAGCTCTGGCACTAAAGCCTCGTACGTGGCAGAATTCGGTGGTGACTCGAGAGACCAGCGGAGCTTCTTCGCTTGGGCGACACTCTGGCTCAACGCCGCCTACAACGTGGCGAAAGTGGGCTCGCCTGTCTGCTGTTTCATCGACTGGCGACAGTTGCCAGTGCTTAGCGACGCCGTCCAGGCCGCCGGCTTCACCTGGCGAGGAGTAGCGGTATGGGATAAGGGCTTCGGGAGGCCGACTCCTGGGCGCTTCAGTAACGCCGCCGAGTATGTGGTCTGGGGATCGAAAGGGCCGATGGCAGAACGCGACGCTTATCCAGGGGGAGTGTTCAGAGCTTCTACCCCGAAAGACCGGGAGCACATCACCCAGAAACCAGAGTCGGTCATGAACTGGCTCCTACAGGTTGTCCCCGAAGGATCAACGGTCCTCGACCCATTCATGGGCTCGGGAACGACACTCAAGGCCGCAAAGGAGCTCGGTTACCGAGCCATAGGGATCGAAACAGATCCGAAGTTCTGTGAGATCGCCTCCCGAAGAGTAGCCGAAACCTTGCCCTTTCAGCTTCTCGAGCCGACTGCGGAGGCGCCCGCGTCTCTGTTCGACGAATGAGCCACACTCGTGCTGTAGGTTGCGCGCTCGAGACATACCGCTAGGGCGTGCGAGCGCAGTCTGTCACGGGTCCCCGAGTCTCGGGGGGTCGCGAACGGCGCCCTAGTTGGATCGCTACAACAGAGGACCGCAAGCCGGCGTAGGGGTTCGCACTCTGCCCGCAGAACACTCGGGAACGAGGGTAGGCCTCTCATGCCCTGTGTCGACTGGGAAGAGGGGAGCGGCGTCACCGAACGACACAAACGGCAAACCGTGGAGGTCCCAGACATGGAGAACGGCAGCGGGAGGTGAAAGACCTCGAAGTGTGGGGGGAAGTCACAACCGACCTATCCCATAGCATCGAAGGGCAAGCGAACGAAGTGAGCGCGCCAGCCCAAGGCCGAAGGCCGCGGGAGAGCCACGAGAGGGGCCCAACATGACCAGAGACAGAAGCCCCGAATACAAACGCAACCGCCAGCTCCTCCTCGCCGGCCAGCCGACCTGCCATTGGTGCGGCACATCGCCGGCCACCGAAGCCGACCACCTCGTCCCCTACGACATCGAGCCCGACGACTCACTTGAGAACCTCGTCCCAGCCTGCCGAGCCTGTAACGCCTCTAGAGGCGCCACCTACGGCAACCAGAAGCGCTACCGCCAGGTCAACAACCGCCGCAACGTCGTCCTCGCCGGCTCCAACCTCGAAGCCGAGAAGTTTTTTGAGCCCCAGCAGACACCCCGAGGAGCCTTGGGGGGGGAGATTTCCCCGAAGGTCGCCGGGAAGGGGTCGAGGTCGACCGGGGCCGGCGATGACGGGTCTGATTTCTCCCGATCCGGGCGGATGCTTCCGAGGCTGGAGACTGGGGTCGCCGGCTCTGGGACTCTGGGGCCGATGGTGGCCGAGTGGGCGGAGAAGTTCCTCGGCTACGAGCTTCTCCCGTGGCAGAGGCACGTCGCGGATCAGATGCTCGCGACGGGACCGGACGGCCGTTTCCTTCACCGGCGGGCTGTGCTTGGGGTGGCGCGCCAGAACGGGAAGACCTGGCTCCTGAAGCCGATGATCGGCGCCGCGTTGACCACGATCGCCCAGCTTCGGGGGAAGCCCCAGAACGTCGTCAACACCGCGCACGAGCTGTCGCTCGCGGCGATGCTCTTCGAGGACCTCGCCCCGATCCTTGTCGAGCTCTTCGGCGCCGAGGCCAAGTTCGGCTACGGCCGCCAGAATCTCAAGATGCCCGACGGCTCAAGATGGTGGGTGAAGAGTGCCCAGCCGAACTCCCCTCACGGCCTGTCCCTCGACTGGGTCTTCGTTGACGAAGCCTGGAACGTGAAGCAGGACACGATTACCCACGGCTTCGAGAAGACGATGAGGGCCCGCCCCGACCCGATCCTTGTCGCGGTGTCCACCGCCGGGACCGAGGCTTCTGACTGGCTCAAGGCCCAGCGGGACGCCGCGATCCGCCAGATCGACGACGGCGTCGCCGGCCCTGTCTACTTCGCCGAATACTCCCCGCCCCCCGGCCAGGACTACCGGGAGGAGCGATGGTTCGGGTGGGCGAACCCGAGCCTCGGCGAGACGATCACCTACGAGACGCTCAAGGCCGAGAACGAAGACGACTCTGACCGGGCCGCCTTCCTTCGTGGATCTCTGAACCTCTGGGTCGCGACCGAGCAGGGCTGGCTCTCCCCCGGCACCTGGGACACCCTCGAGACCCAGGACCCCATGCCCGCCGGCGGCGTCCTCGCCGTCGACTCGAGCTTCGAGGGGGAGCGCTACTACGGCCTCCGCGCCGCCACCGACGACAAGGACAACGCCCACGTCGAGGTCGCCTTCATCGTCGACAGCCTCCCCGCTTGTATGGACGCGATCGCCGGCCTCATGGACGAGCATCGGGACATGAAGCTCGCCATCACCCCCAGCATCGAGGGCCACCTCCCCGAGCGCTACAAGCCCCGGAAGGTCATCGTCGGCTACGGGGAGCTCCTGAAGTGGACCGGCCTCGTCCGGGCGCTCATCGCCGGCGAGGGCCGGGTCCTCCACCGGGGGGACAAGCTCCTCGCGGAGCACGTCGCCCGCGCTGTGGCCGTGAAGCAGGCCCAAGCCGTGGTGCTGTCCTCGAAGCGCTCCCCCGGCGAGATCACCCTGGCGCGGCTCCTCGTCTTCGCCGTCGCGATGGTGTCGAAGCCGGCGAGACGGACTCGGGGGGCGGCGGCAATAAGTCGCCCGCGCTAGTTGATTGTGACAGAGGTGCTTGCTACTGTTAGCGGTGGATGCCCCTGTTCCGCCGTACTTCCCGCGCCGTAGCGGTCGCCCGCCCTCTTTCGGCGGCAGCTGGCCGCGCTATCGGCAACTACGCCCTCTACGGCGGCAGCGTTCAGCGTCTCCGCGCCCTCCAGATCCCTACCATCTCGAGGGCGCGAGATCTCATCATCAGCCTCGTGTCGAGCCTCCCGCTCCGCGAGTACGCCCGCACCTGGCAGGACGACGCCTGGGTCGAGCGGGAAGTCCCCGGCGAGACGTGGCTCTTCCGGCCCGACCCGAACGTGACCCGCCAGTTCTTCCTCGCCTCGATCGCCGACGACCTTCTCTTCCACGGACGCGCCTACGCCGCCGTCACCTCCCGCTACGCCCCGACCGGCTCCTCCGCCGTGGGCTTCCCCGCGACGTTCACCTGGCTCCCCGCCGCCGACATCACCACCGAGAACGACGACCTCGGCCAAGTGTTCGGGCCGGCGAAGGAGATCTACTTCAACGGCGAGCTCCTTGAGACCGAGAACGTCGTCCAGTTCCTCGGCGCCACCCCCGGCCTCCTCTGGACCGCCCGCCGGATCATCGCGATCGCGGAGCGCCTCGACCAGTCCTCGCTCCGCTTCGCCCGGAACGAGATCCCCGCCGGCTACCTCCAGCAGACCCCCGGCACCGAGCCCATGAACGGCGAGGAGCTCCAGGAGCTCGTCGACGTCTGGACCACCCTCCGCTCCGGCGACGGCGGCGCCATCGGCGCCCTCAACAACTCCGTCTCGTGGCACGAGTTCGAGCAGGACCCCTCGAAGCTCCAGCTCGTCGAAGCTCGCCGGCACACGATGACCGAGCTCGCGAACGCTTGCGGAATCCCCCAGTTCCTCGTCGGCGCCGACGCCGGCACCTCCATGACCTACACAAACGCCCAAGAGAGCCAGGTCGTCCTCTACCGCTACGCCGCGCTCCCCATCATCCGCGCCATCGAGGAGACCCTTTCGTCTGACAAGGTCATCCCCCGAGGCCGCATCATCAAGCTCGACACCAGCGCCCTCGAGGAGCGGCCGATGGCAGAGAGCCCGACCCCCCAGGAGACCCCCGCGTGAAGCTCAACTTCAACCAGTCCCTCCACCTCGTCGAGGCCGCCGAAGGCGAAGCCCCGAAGCGTCAGATCGCCGGCGTCGCCGTCCCGTGGAACGTTGAAGCGACAGTCTCGGACGGCACCCGAACCCTCTTTCTCCCCGGCTCCATTCCCACCGATGGACCCAAGCCCAAGCTCGCGCTCGATCACGACCTCGGCAAGATCGCCGGCATCGTCGAGGCACTCGAGGACACGGGCGAGGAGCTGCGCTTCACCGCGAAGGTCGCCGCAACGGCCTTGGGAGACGACACGCTCGAGCTCGCCGCGATTGGCGCCTATGACCAGGTTTCGGTCGGCGTCGAGGCGACGGACTACGAATGGAAGGGCTCCACGCTCGTCGTGAAGTCCGCCACCCTTCGCGAACTCTCGCTCGTGCCCTACGGGGCGTACGGCGAGCGCGCATACATCTCCTCGGTCGCCGCTTCGGCGCCGGAAGAGGAGCCCACCCCCACCCACACAGAAGGAGACTCCGAAGTGGAGAACACCCCCGAAGTGGTCGAGGCCGCGGCACCCGCCACGGTTCCGACCGTCATCCACGCGGCGCCCCGCAAGGCCCGCGAGATCAGCGCGGCCGAGTACATCTCGGCCGTGGCCACCGGCAACACCAAGATTCTCGAGGCCGTCGCGGCCGAGGGCGTCGTGGCCGACATCCCCGGAGTCGTGCCCGAGAACCTCGTCGGCGGAGTCTGGGACTCCCTGAACGACCGTCGCCCGCTCGTGACCGCCCTCGGCACGCTCGCGATGCCCCAGGCCGGCGAGACGTTCTACCGCCGCAAGATCAGCGCCCACACCGACGTCGACGTCCAGGCGGCCGAGTTTGACGAGCTGGCCTCGGCGAAGCTCGAGATCGACCGCGTCCAGATCGACAAGAAGACGCTCGGCGGCTACGTCGACCTCTCGAACCAGTCGATCGACTTCTCCGACGTCAACATGGTCGCCCTGACCCTCCAGGACCTCGGCCGCGTGTACGCCAAGAAGACCGAAGCGGAGGCCTGCGCCGAGCTCATCACCGGCGCGACCGTGACCGACGAGATCGCGGACTGGGCCGACGGCGACGAGATCCTCGACGCCCTTTTCGACGCCTCGGCGACCATCGACGCCGCCATCGACGAGCTCCCGACTCATATCCTCATGGGCGCTGACCGCTGGGCGCTGCTCGGCAAGGCCAAGCTCGCGAACGGCGACCGCCTCTTCACCCAGGTCGGCCCGTCGAACGTGGCCGGCACGATGAGCCCGTCGTCCTTCGTGGTGACCGGCCTCGGCCTCCGCGTCGTGGTGTCGAACAAGTTCGCCGCCGACTCGTTCGTGGTGGGTAATCCCGCGATGGGCATGGAGCTCTACGAGGACCGCCGTGGCGCCCTCCGCGTCGAGCAGCCGGCGACCCTGTCGACCCGCCTCGCGTGGTACGGCTACTTCGCCGCCAAGGTCCTCGAGGCCGGCGCCTTCGTCAAGTTCGTCGACCCCTCCTGACGTACTAGGAGCGCGTGAGTGTCCGTCCCCACTTTCCCCATCTCTCTCGTGAAGGAGGTCTCCGCCATCTCGGCGGTGGCCGGGGTCTGGACGCTCACGCTCTCCGACGTCGACGGAATCATCGTCGGGTCGACCGGCTCCGTGGGAGGCTTTACGACCTCCCAGTGGAATCGGCCGACTCTGACCGTGACCGCCGTGGACCAGACGAACAAGACGATCACCTACTCACACTCGAACACGACGCTCGCCGAGACGGAGCAGTGGGCCCAGTTCCACTTGAACGTCTCCTGGGCCACCCTCGCGGACCTCGAGGTCCAGCTCGGCTACGAGTTCGAGGGCGACGACATCGATTGGGCGACGCTTCAGATCCAGGCCGCGAACGACTGGGCCTACGTTGCCCGCCGTAATGCCGGCTACAAGGACCACCCCCAGATCGTCCCCGGCGAGAAGGTGAAGACCGGCGTCATCCAGTACGCCCAGACCCTCATCCGGACTCGGGGCGCGGTGGACGGCTTCGCATCCTTCGACCAGCAGAGCTTCTCCGGGGTCCCCGGACAGAGTCTCGGCCAGATCATGAGCCTTCTCGGGGTCCGTCGGGCCCAGGTGGGCTAATGGGCCTCATGGCCGACGTCGTGGGGGCCTGTGAGACGGCCCTCGACGCCCTCGGGATACCGAACGCCCACGACCCCGGCCAAGCCCGCCCGAAGTGCGTCATGATCGAGCTCCCCGAGCTCCGCGTCGAGACGCTCAAGGTCGTCGACGTCACAATCCGCCTCGTCGTCTGTGGCTCCCCTCCGGGGAACAAGGCGACAAACAAGTGGATCGCCGACACCGTCGACGAGATCATCGACTCCCCACTCCAGGTCGTCGACGGCCGCCCCTCGTGGGCGGACTACGGCGGCCAGCAGCTTCCCACCTACGAACTCACCGCCCGCATAGGGCACCACAACACCTAAGGAGACCCCCGTGGCCACGACCACATTCCTCGCCAACGCCACCGTCAACATG